GTGCTGTGCCTACTGGGTTCCACCGCCCATGGTCGGCATCCTCGAACACGCGACGTTCAGCAACATCAAAGAGCAGCACCGGATGTTGTATCAAGACTGCCTCGGTCCGTGGCTGCAGATGGTTTCGCAAGAGATTGCGGCACAAGTACTTCCGGACGTCACCGACACCGCCGACGTGTATCCCGAGTTCAACATCGGCGAGAAGTTGCGTGGCAGTTTCGAGGAACAGGCCATTGCCGCCTCGACCGCGACCGGGCGTCCGTGGATGACCGCGAACGAAACCCGCGCCCTGTTCAACCTGTCGCAGCACCCAGACGGCGACGGACTCGTGACGCCGCTGAACGTACTGGTTGGCGGGCAAGCGTCGCCGCGTGACAGCGCCCCCAAGACCGTTGCCGCGCAACGACTCGACCGCGAACCGGTGCCGCGCCAACTGCCGCCGCCACCAGGGGAGGACACCTAGATGTACATCAAGTCAGCCCCGGTCACGATCAAGGCGGCCGGGGAACAAGACGGCGCGGCCGAAGGCACGTTTGAAGCGATCGTGTCCGCGTTCGGCAACGTCGACACCTACGGCGACGTGGTCGTCCCGGGCGCGTTCGCCGACACCCTCGCGGAGTGGAAGGCATCGGGCGACCCGATCCCGGTCCTGTGGGCGCACGCCGCCGACGATCCCGACTACCACATCGGCTACGTACTCGAAGCCGAGGAGCGCCCGGAAGGCCTGTGGGTCAAGGCCCAGCTTGACCCGGATGACTTGTCGGACAAGCAAAGCAAGACCAGCAAGGTCTACCGGCTGCTCAAGGGGCGGCGCGTTCGTCAGTTCAGCTTCGCGTTCGACGTCCTCGACGGAGGTTGGGGCGAACGCGACGGCAATGACGTGTACGAGCTGCGCAAGCTCAAGCTGTTCGAGGTGGGCCCGTGTCTCATCGGAGTCAACCAGTCCACCGAACTTCTGAATATCAAGGGCGTTCACGGTCCGTGCAGTGCGGACACGGAACACCCCAACCGGGACGCGGTACAGGAACCCGCGCCCGATGCGAACGACGCACCCAAGGCCATGCCTGCCGCGTCTGAGCCAGTCCCGGAGCCGTCCACTGTGGCCACTCCGGAACCCGTTCAGGCCAGGTCCGGAGCCGCCTCGGCACGTCTGCGCGCTGACGTCGAGCTGATCGAGCTTGCCGTCCTGTGACGCCTACGCACTGAGGAGAACTCCCTTGCCTACCAAGGTTGAGGAACTGTCCGAGCGGCTCAAGGCCGTACTGATCGACATTCGCGCGCTTGCCGACAAGGCAGATGCGGAAGGTCGCGACTTCGACGACGCCGAGCGCGCCGAGGTGACCGCGAAGTACACGGAAGCCGAAGCGCTCAAGAAGGACCTGACCACCGCGAAGTCTGATGCCAAGGTCCGCCAGGCCGTCCGGGATCTGGGTGAGGGCATCGACTTTGAGCCGGACAACGGCCGCAAGGCACGCCCGGACGGTCTGATCGTCCCGGATGGACGCAAGTCGCTCGGTGAGCTGTACACCGACTCCGCCGAGTACCGCGCGCTGCTCACGTCCGTCCCAGGTGGACAGTTCACCAAGCAGCACCGGGTCCAGACCAACCCGACCGGTTTCACGCGCCTGGTCCCGAAGCGTGGCGCCAAGTCTCTCGTCACCGGCACGTCGGACACGTCCGCCGGTGCGTTCGTGCGCAACGACTACCTCGGACTGCAGGTCGGCCTCGACGTCTTCCAGCGTCCGCTGATGCTGCGTGACCTGGTGACGCCCGGCCAGACCACTAGTGACACGGTCGAGTACGTGCGCGTTACCGGCGTCACCAACAACGCCGCGCCCGTCGCGGAAGCGACCACCACGTCCAACGGTACGAAGCCCGAATCGGGTCTGGCTACCGCGAAGGTCACGACCCCGGTCAAGACCATCGCTCACTGGATTCCGGTCACCAAGCGCGCTCTGTCCGACGCCGCACAGGTCCGCACGCTCATTGATTCCTTTTTGGAGTATGGGCTTGAGGAAGAGCTGGAAGACCAGATGGTCTCCGGTGACGGCACCGGCGAGAACTTCGAAGGCCTGACCACCGTCAGCGGCACCCAGTCTCAGGCGTGGGACACCAACATCTTCACCACCACGCGTCGCGCGAAGACGAAGGTTCGCACCGTCGGCCGGTCCGTGCCGACCGCGTACCTGCTCAACCCGGCGGACGTCGAGATCATGGATCTTCTGCAGGACAACGAAGCCCGGTTCTACCGGGGCGGTCCTGTTGGGACGATCGGCGGCGCACTCGGCACCGCGCCGCTGTGGGACCTGCCCGTGATCGAGTCCGAGGCCGTGCCCGCCGGTACCGGCTGGGTGGGTGACTGGCGCAAGGCGATCCTGTGGGACCGCGAACAGTCCACGATCACCATGAGCGACAGCCACGCCAACTTCTTCATTCAGAACCTCGTGTGCATCCTCGCTGAAATGCGTGCGGCTTTTGGCGTGATCCAGCCGTCCGCATTTGTCGAGATTGACCTGACGGCGTAAGGGAGTTCGGACCATGGCCTACCTTGACCCGAACGCCGGAGCTGCCCGTCAGGCGAAGCAGGCTGCAGCGGTCGCTAACGCGGCGGCGGCGACTGCTGCGGCGGCTGCTGGTGCTACGCCAACGAAAGCGGAGTTTGACGCGCTGTTGGCCGACGTGAACGCGTTGCGCACCAAGCTCAACGCGCTCTTGGCGTCCATGCGCACCGCAGGTCTTCTCGCGCCGTGACCTATCCGGCGACGTCGGCTGTCTGTCTCGTGTGCGGTGCACCGCACGCCGCATGTGGGCAGGCAGCCGACGTTACCCCCGTGGACATCCCAACCGTGGAGACACGCATGCCTTCCGATCTGCGGCTGTATGACGTGGTCGTCAACGGCTACGAGACGCGCATGCGCCTCGACGACACCGACGCCGCGCGCCTCAACGCAACGCCGGTCGATGAGACCCGCGCGGTGCCCGAGCCGACTGACGTTGAGACGCCGGAACCGACGCGCAAGGCGCGTGCCCGGGTTCCGAACAAGGCACGTACCGCCGACGAAACCAAGTAGGGGGTGCCGGTGAGCGCGCCCGTTGATTCCGAGTTCCTCGCCGACCCCGCCGACCTTGCCGCGTTGACCGGGCTGTCCCCCGAGGATCCGCGTCTACGGGCGGCCCTGCTCGCGGCGTCGCGCCGGTTCGCGGGCGCGGTCCGGCATCCCGTGCGGCTGGTCGAGGCCGATGAGACCGTGTTGGACGGCAACGGCACTACGACGCTGACGCTTCCCGCTGCCCCTGTGACGGCCGTGAGCCGCGTGGAACTCGCCGGGGTGGCACTGACCCCTGATGAGTTCGCGTGGTCCGCTGACGGGCTGCTAGAGCGTGACAGCGGGTGGCCGCGTGCACGGCGCAACGTCCGTGTCATCTGGTCGCACGGGTATGACCCGGTGCCGGGCATGGTGTCCGACGCCGTGGTGACGGCGGCGCACATCGCGCTCAACACGGAGCCGGGCTTGAGCACGTTGTCCGTCGGCGGCATGTCCGTTAGCTACGCGACCCGGTTCGGCGGTGCCACCAGCGGCGCTACCGAGACGTGGACTGCAGCGGTCGACGCGTACCGGCTCAACAGGGGTGAACGCCCGTGATGTACACGAGCTCCATCACCGTCGTGCGCCCGGCGTGGATCACCGACCGCTACGGCTCCCAGCGGCTCGACTGGGAGCAGGCCACCCGCACGACCGTGTCCGGCGTGTGCGTCCAGCCCACCATCACCACTGAGACCACGACCGAGCCACGCATGCAGACCGTCACCGGATGGCGTGTGCACACGCGTGCGGGCGTCGACGTCGACATACGTGCCACCGACCGCGTGGAGCTGGAGACCGGCGTGGAGTGCGAGGTCGTCGGTGAGGTCGCCCGTTGGCCGCACCCGATCCGGTCCGGCGCCGTGCATCACGTCGAGTTCGATCTACAGCGCGTTCGGGGGTGAATCGATGGCCGCACGTGTCCGGGTACGGGCCAAGATCCGCATGACTGACGAGGTTTTCCGCGACGTGGTAGCGATGCCGAAGGTGCGTGCCGAGCTGGCCACCACGGCGCGCAGGATCGCCGCGACGGCGCAAGTGTTCGCCAAGCAGGACGACGCGGACACGGACATCAGCGTCGAGGACGGCACCCGGCCCAAGGGCCGCACGTACTCACGGGTGGTGTCCAGGGACTTCGACGACAGCGAATGGGGCACCGCCAGGCGCAGGCGCACCCGCGCGCTCGGCCGCGCCGCCGGATTCCGCGCCTAGTCACCCCTCAAAGCCGTC